GTCGTGATGGATATCAAGATTTTTATAAGAAAAATGTTAATTTTCAAGTATTAGGACCTGTTGGTGACATTGTTGAAAAATGGACACTATATGGAACTTATATTCAAGACGCTACATTTGGTGATTTAGACTTTAGTGCATCTGAACCTGTTGAAATCACACTTACATTGAGGTACGATTACGCTATACTTGAATTCTAATAGTTATTAGTTACTAAGGAGTTATAATGTCAGAACACAAATTTCCTACGGAAGTTATAGACCTTCCATCACAAGGAAAGGTATATTCAAAAGATTCACCACTTGCTGATGGTAAACTTGAATTAAAATACATGACAACACGAGAAGAAGATATTTTGATGTCTGATAATCTCATTAAAAAAGGTGTTGTTATTGATAAATTACTAGATAGTTTAATAGTAACCAAAGGTGTTAAACAAGGAGATTTAATACTTGGTGATAAAAATGCCGTCTTGGTTGCTTCTCGTATATTGGCATACGGACCTGAATATACTTGTGAGGTTACTAATCCAAATAATACAGACGAAACAGTAAAACATACATTTGATTTATCACAATGTCCATTTAAAGAATTATCAAAAAATGTTGATTATAAAGATAATTTATTTAACTATACTACTGATGTTGGTAAGACTAAAATTAAATTTAAATTATTAACTGGTGCGGATGAGGCATTAATTGAAAAGGATTTAACACAATCAAAAAAGTTTGGATATAATACAGAGATAACAACAAGACTTCGTTATACTGTAACAGAAGTTGATGGTGATAGTAAACCAGAAACCATTACTGAATTTACACAGAATTTACTCGCAAGGGATTCTGTAGCATTGAGAAAATATATTGCTGATATTTCTCCCGATATTGACTTGACATCGGAAATCGAAATAGGAGGTGAAACTGTGAGCGTGTCTATTCCGCTTACAGTCGAGTTTTTTTGGCCTAAGTCCATCTAATAAATTAGATATACATCAGAATATATTTTACTTTACATATGGTGTACCAGGTTTTACATTTAATGATGTATACCATATGCCCGTTCATTTGAGAAATTTTTATTTTCGTCAATTTACTGATTTAAAAAAGAAAGAAAGTGATGAAATAAAAAAATCTCAACCACAACAACCCTCGATTCCAAGAAGATTCAATCCTAGTAAATAATCTATCTTTAATATTTATTAATATATTAGGGGAAGTACATCATGTCATATATGGATAGAGAAAATATTTTATCTGAAGGAGTTATAGATAATATCCTTAAACTTTTATCAAAAAAAGGTAGGAAAAAGGATGTAGATAAAATTAAAAGTAATAAAAAATTACAAAAGGATATGGTAAAGTTACAGAAAAAAATAGATGATTTAAATAAAAATGGAAAAAACTTAGAAAGGTTATTTGGAATAAAGTATAAAGATTTAACAGTAGCGGATTTTATGTAAAATGGCAGAACCAGGTAAAGTTGGAAACATACCAGTACAAGAGCTAAAAGAGGTTCAAGATTTAACAAAACTTGTTAATCAAACAATTGGTCAAGTTGATAAAAAGTTTGAATCAATAACAGATTCCGTTAAATCTGTTTCAGATGAATTAAGTAAAAGTCTCGATAAACAAGTTAATAGTAACAAGAGAGCACAAGATTTAGCCAAACATTATCAAACTGTTTTAAACTTTGTAAATAAACAAAACTTATCATCGAAAATAGGTTTAGGAATATCTACACTTTTATTAAAATTCAAAAAAAATATTACAGATGAAGAAAAAGAACAAATTGATGCTCTTAATAACCAAACAAAAGGTATAAGTTTAGTATCTACATATGCTAAAAAAATAAAAGACTCACTTCAAGAAGGTGGTGGAGCTACAGACACTCTTAATAAAGGTTTTCTTTTAGGTGGTACTTTATTTGCCGTATTAGTTGGTCTTGCTACTAAATTTGGTGGAATGATTGATTCAATAGGACAATCATTTGGTAGTTTATCCGTTATGGGTGAACCATTTAAAAATGATTTACTAGATGCATCAGTAGAGGCAACAAAACTTGGTGGTGGAATTCAAGATGTTGCTGCCATAACAAGTACATTGGCATCAAACTTTGGAATGAATGTCGATGAAGCTGCTAAGTTATCAAGTAAAGTATTTGATACAAGTAAAGCTTTAGGATTATCGGGAGATGAGGCCGCTAACCTTTTTGGTACATTGATGCAAACGGCAAATCTATCTGATACACAAGCCGAAAAACTTGCAGAAGGTGCTTTTCAATTAGCCAGACAAGCTGGAGTTGCTCCAACTACAGTTTTGAGGGATATAGCTGGTTCAGCTGAAGAAATTGCTTTGTTTACAAAAGATGGTGGGGATAATATTGCCGAAGCCGCAGTTCAAGCCAGACAAATGGGAATTTCATTAAGTACAACTGCAAAAATAGCAGAGGGATTGTTGGATTTTGAAAATTCAATTGCTGGGGAAGTAGAAGCATCAGTATTAATTGGAAAACAATTAAATTTTCAAAAGGCAAGGGAGTTGTCATTAGCCGGTGATATTGCAGGTGCTACAAAAAATATAGTAGACCAATTAGGTTCAGAAGCTGAATTTAATGAATTAAATTTAATACAAAGACAATCTTTAGCAAAATCAATAGGTGTGTCGGTTAGTGAATTATCAAAACTTGTAAGTGGTACGGAAAAACTAACTTTAGCTGGTTCTTTAGCAGCTGGTTCATTTGATGATTTAACTGGACAAGAAGCACTTTCAAATTTAAGTTCTATAACTAATGAATTCAAATCATTACTTTCTGAGGCATTAGTAAAGATTGGTCCTGAAATTGAAATTTTAATTGGAAAGGCAAGAGATTTTATAAAAGAAAGTGGTGGAGTTTCATTTTTAAAAGATACATTTATGAGTATAGTTAGTGTAATAGGTAAGTTGATAACTAATTTACCAACTTTGATTAGTTTGTTTGTTGGATTGAAAACGGCTGCTATTTCTTTGGCTATTGCTCAATCGGCGGCCACTTTAACTAAAGCTGGTGCTTTGAGTGGTCCTGTGGGTATAACGGTTGCTCTTGCTGGATTACTTGCTGGGTTTGTAGCTACAAAAACCATGTTGAGTGGATTTCAAGATAGTGGTATTATTAACGGAAAGGGAAGTGGTAAATCACCTGGTGTGAAAGATACAGTTGTAATGGCGGCATCACCTGGTGAGTTACTTTTAAATGAAGCACATCAGGCAAATCTTGCTAGCAAATTAAATACTTCACAACCTCAAGATATGAGTGAAACAAATGAATTACTAAGAGGTATATTAGGATCTACTTCCGCTCCTAGAACTGTGGTAAGAAATGACCAAATAGATCAAATAGCATACAATGGATCAATAGGTGGAACATTGGTCGATTATGGATAGGAATAACTAATGGCATTAGAAAGTTTAAAAGATATTTTTGAGAAAGCTGGAGGTAGTGGTGGTGGTGTTACACCGAGTAATCCTACACCACCAGAAGAGCAATCTCCAAATTTAAATCCACTAGAAAAACTCTACAAACCAGACAGTAAGTTAGCGAGTACGATAACTTTTGGTAATCCAGTAACGACTGATTATAAATTAGGTACAGGAGTGTTTAATAATACTAATGTATATGATGATAGTAAAATAAAACAAAGAACTGTTGATGTTTCAACACTTGGAAAAAATCAAGAATTAGGATTAGGTGCTTATACTTTAGAAACCCTTTATAATATAGACCATACTGCCGTTATAAACAGACCAGTAATTGATACTGGAAAAAAAGACCACGAGGGTAATTCAATTTATATCAATACTGGAAGAGTTGGTGCAGGTGACTTGAGTAAGTTAAATATAAAAGGATATTCTGATTCTTTTAGAGATGGATTACTTGGTGGTAAAGAACCATATATTGTAAATGATATTGGTTCATCTCAAATGCCACTTGGACATAATAGAGATGTTTTACCTTATCAGGCAACTTTACAAGACGCATCAAGATTATTGAAGTTTTATACATCTGGAGCTGGTGTTGCATCATTATTGAAAGAAAATGTTACTGGGGCATATTTTTCTTCTTTAGGTACGATATCACCAAATAATTGGTGGGATGGTCATCCTGGTAGTGTTGAATTTGGTAAAGGTTATATGGGTTATCTAATAGGATTGG